CTCAACTTGATCTCGTCATAATACTTACTCTTTGTTTCTTCCAAATAGCTTTTGGCTTTTGCAACTTCTTCTTTAAACGCAATTCTTTTTTTGCGTGCATCTCTATCTTCGTCAATGTCTTCATCAATGATAAAGTCTTCTAACAACATATCAATGTCTTCACCTTCTAAATAAGGCTTTTCTTTTTTATAGTATTCTTTTAATAATGTAACATCATCTACTTTAGAGTAATCAGCGTTAAGCCTAGTATAATCCTCTATTGTTCCGCCTGTTTCTTCCATAAACGAAACTAGCTTTTCAATGTTTTCAGGTAAAGCTTTGCCAAGAATTCTTTCATCTTGTATTGCTTTTTCTACTTGAGCTTCAACTTTTTCAGTTTCTGTTACTTCTTTGATTGGAGAAAACCCTTCAACATCCTTGTCGGACTCTTGTATAGATTCTCCCACCTTTGCGCTATCTCCGGATGGTTCTTCCACAGATACTTCCTTTGTTTCTCCGATTTGAATGGCATCTTCCTCTTGTTTTGGAATTATTACTTTTGTAACATCTGGCGGTAATTCAATTAAAGGCTCTTTAATATTTACCTTTATTGGTTCATTACTTGGTGTTGTTAATTTTTTAGGAGTTCTTTTTTTAATTTTAAACTCACCTTCCTGCTTAACAGGTTCATTTGTTTTTGTTTCTTCTGACATAATATGATATAATTAAATAATTGTTTACTTTCTACATGAAAGCTTCTGTGCCTTGTTCAGGCTGTTGTTCAAAGTTTATAGGTAAGCCATCGTTTTGTCTTTGACTTATAAGTTCACTTTGCTGTGTAGCTTCCATTTTGCTACGACTATCTTTACGATCTTCAATTGCGCCTTCTTTTTGTTGCGTTTTTTGAACATCTAATTGCTTAAGCTGCATATCGTATTGAAACCTTGTTTGCATTTTTTGCGCTTCTAATTGTGCTGCTATCTCCATGCGCTGTATTTCCATTTGATTTTTGGATTGTTCAAATTGAACATTCGCACCCATTATAGCTTCTTGCTTTTGCACTTCAGCCATAGCTGTTTTTTCCGCTGTATCAGCTTGTGACTTTCCTTGAGCTGCAATATTAGCTTGTTGATTTGCTTGATCTTGCTTAGCTTTAGCTTTGCGTTTTATCTTAAGCATTTGATTTGCTAACTTAAGATTTTTAATTCCTCTTATATCTATAGCATCTTCAAGATCAATACCTCCTTGTTGCAACGCAACTTGTATATTGTTTTCTAATTGAGCTTCTTCTTCTTCGTCTGGCTCTAGTTCTAAAAATATACCGAAATCATGAAGATTTAAGTTTACAATTTCATCTAGAGTTTTTATATTAAATGTAGATATAGAGTTCTGCAAAGCGCTTCTAGTTAATGGAAATTCTAAAGCATCAGCTATTTTAAGCGCTACATTTTCGGCTAGTTTAAGAGTTATATAAAGACCTGACTGGTTAATATGTCTAGTGGCTACATTGGATGCGTTAGCGGCCATCTTTTGAAGCCCTACGAGTGAGTTCTTGTCCATAGCTGTGCCATCTCTGGCTTCATTAAGACCGGTTACATCGCGTATCATTTGTAAATAATATTGATACGTTTGTATTAAGGATGCTATCTTAGCTTGACCACTAGAACTATTAAGTTCTTGAATAGGTACTTTACCTGGATTCATATCGCCATCTTGAGTAAGTGAACGACCAACTATAGAACCAGTTTGAAAATACATATTTAATGCTTCTGCTGGATTGTAATTAGTTCCATTACCTAAATCAACTTCTGCAAGTCCGTCCATATCTAAGTAAACACCGTCTGGCACCATACGAGATAAAACTTGTTGCAGCTTTAAATGTGTTAATTGAATCATATCAGCAAATCCAATACATTTACTTACAAGTGATTCAATACGTCCTTTGTACATTCTTGGTGCACATAAAGCGTAATTCATTTCTACTTTAGTTGTGTCAGCAGTAGGTCTTGACATATTTTCTGCCAACTCCCACTTAACCATTTCATTTGAACCTAGTACTTTGGCTCCTGTATATAAAACTTCAATAGATCTTGACACTCTTTCAAAGTTATCATTTTCTGGCGGATTAAATGAATCTGGCTTTTCCAAAGCTTTCATTAAACCTTGCGGCGTTTCTTTTATTTTAAATACTTGATTATGATATGTTTTGTAATCAAAGTATAATACTTGAACTGTGTTTTCATCATAATTACCCCATCCTGTTATGTATTGGCTATTGCCGGGCATTTCTTGAATTCTTTTAAGTTCTTTTTCTGAAATATTAGGAAATTCTTTTTTAAGCTCAGGTATTGTTATGGATTTTACTTCGCCTACATAGTACACGTCGTCAAAATTAGGATCTTCAGTATAAGAATAAACAACGTAAGCTGGATCTACATAATCAACTGTGATGCCTTCTGCTATGTTAAACCCGGTTTTAGCTACCGCAATACCCAAAACAGTTAAATCCATGTTTAACCTTCTTCTAGTAAGTTCGTATTTGTTTTGAGCAAGCACAGCAGATATAGCTTCTTCTTCTGCTATTTCTACTGACTGTTTATAGCTTAACTGCATATGCAATTCCAACTCGTCTTTAGATTCTGGTATTGTATCAATATTAGGCGTTTGATATAAATCAATTCCTAATGTTTGTTTAAGCCCGTCTAAATATTCTTTTGCAACCATGTCTTCATAAAGCATAGAAGCGTAATCAGTTCTTTTCTTTATTGAAGAAGGGTCTTGAGCATAAGCTTTAATATCGTAAGATTTTCCAGATATACCATTAACAACAATATCTACAAATTTAGATAAAATTGGTACTGGCTTCCAGTCTAAATTTAAATAAGATAAATCACCATTAATAGACAACTCATCTTTGTATTTTTGTATAGATTGCTCTCCTCGAGCATACAGTCTTAATTGATGAAATTGATTCCAACTAGTTAAGTATCTATTACCATTAGTGCGGCCTTGACCAAACCATTCGTATTCGATAGCCTGACCAACCTGCGCCCCATATTCTAAGCTTGCTTTTTCTGCATCACTCACTACTTGACTAGGGAAAGCGCTATTGGTGTTAGTATATATACCCATTTAACTTATTATTTTTGATGTTGAACCTTTATTATCGTACTTTTTAATACCTAAATCTACCGCTTGTGGTTTTTGTCTAGGCGGATTAGGTGCATATCTATGTTTATTGCAAGCCATTAAAGCCAGACCGGAACTTATAGATGCATCGTGCTTTGTTCTATTATTAATGTCAAACTTTGCCCAATCTTCTAATGTTCTTTGAAAATACACATCTCCATATCCGGTTTCTTTTAAACCTACAAAATCATTTATGTAAGTTTCTATAGCCGCCGCATGAGCTTGCTTAATGTCTTCACTTGAGTTAGGAATTCCACCTAGCTCTCTTTCCGTAATAGAAAGTTTATTATATTTTTTATCAGGCCTGTTAATTGAATAACCTCTATAGCCTCTTCTTTTAAAATGATATAGTAATCTTGGTTTATTATTTTCTGCTAGTATTGGCATTCCGTAAAACACGCAAGCCATCAATACATCTTCAAAAAATATTTCAGCTGTTTGTGGTCTAGCAATATATTCTAAAAAGAAATGATTAGTAGGTACGTCCTCCATCGAAAACTTAGTTAAACCGTGAAGAGATCCATTGGATCCTCTACCGTCTGTAGTACCCGATATATCGTATGGATCACAACCAAATGCTCCGCAATGCTCATTACCAGGATAATTAGTACCATTTTTTATATATCTTTTATTTTGTAATTGTAACGGAGGAACCCAACTAATTAAAAATCTACCATCTTTGTTTGGTATAAATATTACTTTAGTATCTTTTTCTGCGTTTTCCCATTGAAAACTTCCCTTGGTTACTTTAATTGAATTTTTAAGATCTTCGTTAAAATCTATTTGCTCGTATATTTTTGTTAAGTTAAATAAAGATTGTTTTGATTCATCTCTAAAAGCGTGTTTAGTCGTTCTTGGAAATTGTCTATAAAATTCATTTAAACTATCTTGATCAGATTTTAACCCTTCTACTTCGTTATTCCAATACTCTATAACACCCTGTGTTATTTTTGTTCCATGCGGGTCTTCAACCCCTTTTTTGGGTGTGTTGAATACAGGTAAGCCATAAGAATCAATGTATCCTTCGTAGTTCCATTCCATAGGTATGAACAAAGAATAGAGTCCTGAGCGAGTCTGTCCATTGGCGTTTCTTTGAGTAACATCTGAATTGTTATAAAGTTTTTTA